GACTGCGACGCGGCGAGCTGCTCGCCCTGGTTGGCCCCGCTCTCGCCTTGGCCCGGGCTCTCTCCCGGCGCGATGCAAAACACGGCGCTGATGGTCGTATTGGAGGCCAGCACCGCCTCACCGCGCAGCCAATGAGCGCGGGGCGGGCGCTGGTGGGTATAGTGGATCGACTGCCAATCCGCTTCCTCAAGCGTCGCCTGCACCGTCGCCGTGCGCGAGCCGCTATCTTGCAGCATCGGGTCGACGATGGCCTGCAGCTGTCCGTGCGTGTTGCAGCCCAGCACGTAATCGGGCACCAACGCCTTCGCCCGGCGCGCTATCTGGTCCCACAGCGACTCGCCGGCGTTGCCCAGCACGACGAACGGGTACGCCGTAGTCGTCCCGCTCCAACTCCAGTCTGCCACCTCGAGCGCCGTCGAGTGCCAGTGCAGCAGGTAGTGCAGGTACTTGTCCATGTTCGGCGCGGTCATCTGCGCCCAGGAGGCGGGCGAGGCCGCCACCTCCACGCTCAGCGGGAAGCCGGGCAGCGTGTCGAGCTTGCCCGCCACGTCCAGGCAGTTGAACACCGTATCGCGCAGAATGCCGGTGCGCTCTGCCGAGATGGTCGCCGGGTCGGTCTGGTGCCAACCCCAGAACTTCATGTGGCTCCGGTCGGCGCCGGTCGAGGGCTCGCCTTCCCACAGCATCACCAGCGTCCCGTCGGGGTAGGTGGCCTCGGGGATGTCCTCTAGGACGCGCACGGCGATGCGCTGGCCGTCCGTCGTCTTGCGGTGCCCCTCGACGCTGAAGCTGGCGATGGAGGTATCGGCGGCGGGATCGCGGGCGTAGATGGGCAGATGCATGGTGTGCGTCTCGGCGTTGGAGTCGGTCACGGTCAGGGCCACCCAGTAGAAGCCGGGGTCGCAATCGACCTCGATCTGCGCATCGCTGAGCGCATAGCCGCCGACCAGCGCCACGCCGCTGGGCAGCGTCCAGGCGTAGGAGCTGATCGTACCCGAGACGGCGAAGGACGCCTTGGCCCCCGTCCCCGGCAGCGTGACGCGCAGCAGGTCCGTGCCGCTGTCTATCGTCCCGGCCATGGGCGCGCCTGCATTCGCCACCGGCGGCGGGTCCGTGGTGTAGGTGCCCACTGGGAGGTCATTGTCCTTGTAGACCACGGCATCATCGTCAATGTAGGGGATTTTCGACCAGACGCGATAGTCGTTGAGAACCGTGATATAGGCGTTGTCTACCAGGTCCACCTCACCATCGCGCGTGCCCCTTGAGGAGCGCCCGAAGTAGAGGACGCTGGACGTGGCCACCTTGCGCACCCGCTGGCGCCCGTACTCATCGCCACCGGCAGAGGAACCGAACAGCACGGTCATACCCGGTACGATGTCGCCGTAGGCCCCAGTGGTCACCCCGTCGAACGTCACCTGCGCGATGGGATAGGCGAACGAGCCCTGGTTCGTGCGGGCGGCAAAGACCGTCGCTGGTTGCGCCAGGAACAGTCGCAAGGTCATGATGCGTCTGCCAGGTCGCGGACCAGGATCACCACATCGCGGGGGAAGAAGTTAGTCCAGCGCACGTCCTGCCCCGGCTGTGGGCGAATGGCCAGCCCATTCTTGCGCGTCCAGGCGAACGTCTCGTCACGCACATACACCGTCACCTCGTTGCTGCCCGCCGACTTGACGCCGAATGCATCGAGGATAGCCTGGTACTCGGTGACGCTGGAAACTACCGAATAGAGCAGCTCGACGTACTTGCCCTCGTCGTAGGGCGTGCCGTCACCGCCGAAGGTGCGCCGCGTCGGCTTGATGCCTTCACTTCGCGGCTGGGGGTCGAGTACGTTCAGGCTCACCAGCGCCACGTCGTGCCCATCCGCTACCCTGTAGGTCACGGTGCCTGCCTCCTGAAGAAGCCAATCAGCGCCTGCTCCACAGCCCGCCCGATGTCCTGCGGTGACTGCCCCGGCGCGGCGTAGATGGGCATGGAGAATGCGCCCGATTGGATGGTCATCCCACCGCCACCGCCTACGGCGCCGACGAGCTGCCGTTGTGTAAAGCCACCACCCAAAGCGCCGCGCAGCAGGGCCGTGGTGTCCGCGCTCAAGACATACTCGGGCCGGGAGCGGCTGCCGTGCAGCATCGTCGCCGCTGTCTCGAACACTGGGCCGCCAGCCTGCCGAGTGAGCATTGGCCCTGATATCCACTGTTTGAGAAATGGGTCATAGTGTGATGTCACGATGGCTGGGCGGCTCGTCGTTGTCCCGCCCGTGGTCCCGCCCGTGGTCCCGCCCGTTGCGGTCGTGCCCCCGTAACTGCTCGGGGCACTCATTCTTGATTGCATCGCCTTCCAGTAGGTGTCAAAGAGCTTGATGGATGCGTCCTGCTCTTTCTTCTGCAGGTCCAACCAGGCTTGGTTGTGTATGCCCAAGTCGTCAAGGCGGTCCACCAACCCGTCCCACTGGGCATTACGTTCCTCTATCGCGCCCTGGTTGATCTGGTTGATGCGCTCGGCGGTCTGCGCCGCCATCGCTGCAAGCTGGGCCTCGTGGTCCTCTTGCATCCGCGTTAGGCGAAGGGCGCGATCCTCATCCTCTAGCGCCTGCCGTTCGACCAAAGCAGCACGCATGTCGACGATGCGCTGCGCGTCGGCCTTGCGCGCGTCGGCAAGTCGTTCCTGGTGTGCCTCGCGTTCCTGGTCGATGCGCTCCTGCAGGTTCCCGCGTTCCTGGTCGATGCGCTGCCGTAGGTCTTCCTCGTTCTGCGTGATCTGGGTCTGGAAACGGCGCTGCTCCTCTGCCACAGCGCGGGCGTCCAGGTTCGCCGCCGCCTCCATCAGCCGGTTACGGTGGTCAACGCGCTGCCGCTCCAGGTTGCGTTGTCCCTCAGCCTCGATCTCGGCGATGCGCTTGTTGCCGTCTTCCTTGAGGTCGGCAATCTTGTCGTTCAGGTCTTGCTGCCACTCGCGCTCGCGCTCTACCGCGTCGGCGCGGATGCTGGCGATGCTCTTGGCAAGCTCCGTTTCCTGGCGCGCCCTCTGACGGGCAAAGTCCTGGGCCTCACGGGCCAGCGTCAGTTCATAGCCGGCGATGAGCTGCGTTCGCTGTGCCTCGGCCTGCTGCGTTGCCTCGAGGCGTTGGGCATTGGCGTCGCGTTCAATCTCCTGCACCGCCTTGCCCCAGTCCTTGATCGCGTCTTCCTGCTCGGGAGTGAAGCGTGATGCCTGCTTCCCGGCCGCCCGCGCACCCGCCGCCAGGTCTTCCGCCGCCTGTGGAAGCACGCCGAGAAACTTGGCGATCCCCGTCACAAGCTGCTCGCGGTGCCGGTCCACGTCGGCGGTCCACTCGTCCACGTCCACCCAGGCGCGCAGTTCGTCCGCGCCGCGCAGCATGTCATCGCTGAGCTTTGACAGCTGGGCGAGTGGGCCGATGTCGGGTCCAGGAATGAGGTCGAGTATGCGCCGGATAAAGTGCCCCAGCGTCTCGGCAATGCCAGCAAAGCCCGTTGCCAGCCAGCCTGCGGCTGTGCGAATGACCTTGACCACTTCACCCATTGCCGTAGCAATCGCGTTGGCGACGATGACGATCACTTGTCCACCCGTGCGCAAGGCGTCTTGCATCGTTGCTTGCGCCATCTGTTCGTCGCCAGCCGCCCGCCCGATGCCCCGCCCGACCTGAACGCCAATGTTCGCACCCACGACCGCCGCGCCGCCGAGAACCGCCGTCGTCTTGAGCGCCGTCCCCAGCGCCGCCGCCGCCTTGAGCGTCTTGATGCGGGCGAGTGCCTGGGCGATCTGGTTGAGGAAAATCAGTGTGGGTGCGCCTACAGTGACGATGGAGGCCAGCGCCGCGCCCAAAGTCGCCACCTCGGGATGCGATTCGCGCAGCTTGGTCAACCATTCGGCGGTTCCGCTGAGTATCGGCGTCAGGATCTTGAGCATGGGCTCGAAGCCCTCAGCGAGCAGCTGTATCGCCGCGTCTTTCGCCGCCCGGAAAGAGGCATTGAACGTCCGGCCCATCTGGTCGGCGGTGACTTGGGTGATGCCCATCTTGGTGAGCACTATATCGAGGGCCTGGCCAAAGTCGTCCCCGGTATCTTTGAGCGCAGCACGCAGCGCCACGCGCGAGATGTTGAACCGCTCGGTGAGGGACACGAGGTCCGTGCCGCCGGAGGTCAGCGCCTCGTTGATAGCGAACGCCGCCCCGGTGATGCCCTCGCGCTGGTTCAGGACCGACACGCGCCGCGTCAGGTCGAGCCAGCCCTGCAGCTGCTCGGTGTTGCCCTCCAGCGTCGGGAGCAACTGCTTTGCCGCTTGCAGCAAGTCCGCAAAAGGCAATCCGGCCTTTGCCGCCGAATCGCGCAGCTGTTCGGTCAGCTCGGTCGCCGCCTTCATGCTGCCGGTCATGCCGCGTAGCTGTACCTGCACTTCCTCGAACGAGGCCGCCGCGCGGATGCCCATCACGGAGATGATGCCGCCGGCGATGCCCAGCACCTTCAACTCGCGGTTGACCTTGCTCACCTCGGCGCTGAATGTGCGCACACCGCGCTGCAGGCCGACGAAGGCATTGCCGATAGTCTGCCCGACGCGGCGCATCGTCAGCTGTGCGCGTTCAGCGCCGCTGGTATCTATAGTGATGGATCCGTGGGCATTTCCCAGCCGTGTCCCGCCTAGAAGGCCCCCAAGTAGTGGCATCAGTCCACCTTATGTACCCGTATGCCCTTGACCCGCCCGCTCAATGCCTTGAGCGCCGCCACGCCATCGCCGCCGTGCCGTTCCTTCGGTTCCGGATTGGGCAGGCGGAAGTCTGGAGCAAGCAACTGCCCCATGCGGTACTTGGGCTCGAGGTGCTTGTCCTTGCCCGCGCCCAACCATTCCGTCTCCTGTGCCGCCGCCTCTATCGCGTTGCCGAAGAAGGTCACGGCGCTGTCAAACTGGTATGCCGCCCAGGCATCATCAATCTGTAGCAGGCTGCTCGGCCTCTGGCTCGTCGCCGTCGCCGTCCGGTACAGGCTCCACAGCTGATGCTTGTCGCTGCAGAAACCTGCGCAGGTCGTTCGCTGGCAGGACCGCCAGCGAAAAGACCGTCCCCCTGTCTGCCAGTTCTACATCCTCGATGGCGATCTCATCCTCGGCCTGTGGGTCCGCCACGATGCGCGGTTCCACAAAGGCAGCGGCACAGATAGCGTCGATCAGCGCCAGCATCTCGTCTGACTGCTCGGCCAGCTTCTCGACGCTCAGCAGCTTGTCCAGCTCATCCGTATCCACGCCCTCATAGATCATCTTTGCCACGAGCGGCGTCAGTAGGTCCGGTATTTTGCCCTGGCGCAACAGCACATCCAGCGCCACCGGGCGGATCTTCGCGCTGTTGCCGGAGGGAAGGGCCAGAAGAAAGCCCTCCTCTCGCGGCTTGCGCCAGTCAATCCCCCGCGTTGGTCGTTTCGTCTCACCCATCGCTAGGTGATGTTCGTCGGCGGGATCGCCACGTCTGCGGCAGTCGCGTGCTCGATGACATTGATCAGGCCATAGGTGGCGTCGTCCACGATCTGGATCGTTGCCTCGGGGATGGCGAACGCACCATACTCCAGCTGCGCGATGGTCAAGTCTCCCATCAGCTTGCACTTGGGGATGAAGATATGCGTATCCCCGGTGCCTTCCTCGGCCAGCGCCTTGCCGCAGATGCCGATGTAGGGCATCGCGTCGCCGCCGCTAACCTTGAGGTGGTCTTGCGCGTCGCCTGATGCGGTCGAGGTGCTGCCCAGGATAACTTCCAGCGCGGCGATAGAGATGCTGCCGAACCGCACGCGCACCTCGCCGCCAATCGCCCGCGCTGCCGACGCCATGATCGTGTCGTCGCCTTCAAGCTGCGCGCTGACGGTCGCCAGCGTGGTCCCCATCAGCTGTACGCTTGGCACATCGACTGCCGTGTCGTAGGTATCCGTGGCGGTCCACGCAGCGACTTTGACATCGCGGAGGCCGAACTGTGGTGCTCCGTAGCTATCGAATCCCATGATGTATCTCCTTATACTGACTTTTTGGTCGTGACCTGATAGGTCGAGCGCTCCACGTTCGCATCCAGCTCGGTATCGCGCTGGTTGCGTATGTCGCCCGCCCACAGGCACATGAATGTACCCGACAACTGCACGGCATGCAGCAGCGCCCAGACGCGATTGCGCATCGTCTCAATGTTGCTGTAGCCGTCGTCCTCGTAAAACCACACTTCCAACATCTCGCGGACGCCCACGTAGCGCGCGCCCTCGTCTACCAGGAGCGGGTCCGGCTCGCTGCTGCGTAGCTTGAGCAGGATGCACGGCTTGATGATCTCATTGGCGTCGAACGCTGCCGGCGTGATGGTGCGGTTGATGCCCTGCGGCCCCGTCTCGCCCAGGTCATAGATGCCGCCCGTCGCCGTTGCCACCAGCGTTGTGGTATCCGCTTCCAGTATCGCCTTTGCCGCTGAGAGTGCGCTCATGGCGCCAACATCCTCACGACCTCACTCCACAGGATCGGCGCGAAGTGGTCTATTGCCGGGTCGATGATGGCGTAGCGCCCGGCGTTGTTGAGCTCCAGGTACACGCCATAGCTCACGCCGTGTGAGAGCACCAACTCGACCATGCTCTGTACCACCTGATTGACCTCCGTGTACAGCGACTGGCGGGCGTTGCCCGTGCGGTCGGTCCACGGTGCATGGGCCTTCATCCAGTTTTCGATCTCTGGTGCGTATCCCTTGGCGATTGCCAACAC